GACTTTGCTGATCCAGCAAACCGAGTTTTGATGCAACGGGTGTCGTTCCTGCCTCCTGACTCCCGGCGTCAGGCTGTGATTGTGTTTCGTTCATGCTAATAGGTAGCAAGTCCTTTATATAATCAAACCAGTAACGCTGGTTAGCCCGCTAGTGGCGTTATGCCAAATCTTCGTTATTAGTCAAGCCATTTAATTCTCTTGCTTGTCTTCTTAATTCAATAAGTGTGCTCAAAGTAAGATTAATGCCATCAGCTTGTCCTGCTGAATGTATTCTATCTTCTCCTTTGCAGTCTTTACTTATAGCCATCATCCAGTGCTGTTCTTGCAACTGTTCGATAACTCTAAGCACTTCGCTCCAGGTATTGTTTTTCCCTGAAAAGCCAAAGGCGTCCTTTTGATTTTCCGTCATTGTTGAGATACAGGAGTTACACCAATCCGGCCAACCTGCGCGTTCTGTTGTTGCATAACAGACATCTGAAGGCTCTTAACGTAGTTCTCAAAGAGCGCTCGGAAGTTCTCATCCTGCTGTAGAGCAGCCTGCGCTTTTGGGTTGGACTGCATCACCTGCTGGGTGTATTGCAGCTTGGTCTGTGCAGCCGGGTCATTCTCTTGGTAGAGCGCCTCGTTGCCGAGCAACATGTTGCCAATGTCACTCTGCACACCCTTAAACATCTGCATGCTGGCCTGCTGCTGGTTGACGATAAGCTCGCTTGCCATTTCTGGAGCAACGGCTTGTATCATCATTTCGGTCATGCGTGTTCTGTTAAGCACACCACCAGTGTCCATTTGAGCAATACTTGCAAGAAATTGAATTTTTTGCGCGATGTACTCTTTATCCATGTCCATCACGTCAAAGCGGACGTTAAGGTCGAACTCGTTGTGTATCTCAGACATGCTCTGCGGCAATTGTCCGCCAGTGACACGCAGGATCTCTTCCGGGCTCATGTACTGGCAGCACAACGCAAACATCTGCCGGTAGATACTGCGCCAGCTTAAGAGCCAGCTATTGACGAGCAACTGCTGCAACATCTGCGTCTTGGCTGGCGGCACAAGCGCATTAAGCGTGCCGAAGTACGCAGCGTGATTGGCTTCCACACGCTCAATAAGCTTAAACGCCACCGTGGGTTCACGCGCAGGCGGCTCCATGAAGCTGTAGTCCGTAGGACTTACGACAGGCAACTGTACTCCTGGGCCCACCTTGTTGATGGCACCAATTCGTTTGACGACTTTGATGGGAGGTAGAGTCGAGAAGGCAGTATGATCCCGGATGGAATCGTGTTGCGCTTTGACTTCGTCTTGATCAGTGCTAGCCAACTCGGGTATACCACGAGTATCAGTAATAGCGCGGCGCAACTGTTCACGACGGAATTCAACAAACGGGTATTCGCCGTGAGCGTAATCAAGTCGCTGATGGATAGCCCACGAGGCTGCATCTTCTTTTCGATTAGAGGCCGCTTGCGGACAAAAAACGGTGAAGTAGATGGCGGGAGCTTTTCCGTCGAGGCTTTTCGTGTAAGCATAAACAACCTCCACCATGTTCATGTAGTTTACGCCGTTGTAAACCAACATGGTCGTTGTTGGGAGCAGGTTGATGTTGTAGAAGGTGCTGCTCTTACCGATCTGCTGAAGCGCACGCTCAACCCAATCTGGGTCCCAACCTTCAGTCGTGATCTTCTCGCGCAACTCAACCTCGGACATCCATGTCCTACGATAAATGACCCGTGATCGCTGCAAGTCAGCCGTCTCCGGCGGAACGATGATTTCGTCCCAGGGCTTGAGCGCAACGATCTCAGGAAGATTGCGGCTGACATACTCTTGGTCATACGTTGCTACGCCGGTCGTAGCCATCTCGTTGACCATGCGCTTGGCTTCCGAAGCGTCCAAGTCAGGGATCGCAGCCTGAAGTATCGCAGCAGCTTGATCTGGAGCGTCCAAGATCATCTGTGGCAGCTCGGCCAACACAGATCCCTGTGCCTGCGCAGCCATCTGGAAGAGTTCTTCAGCGGTAATTTCCTGTGTGCGCTTACTGATACTCTGCTGCCAGCCTACGAAGAATGCAGACCAACCGTACTGCAAAGCGTACTGAGCGCCAAGTTCAGCTTCTTTACGCAATTCTTGGGGCATTTTAGCGTCACGAATCCAGTGTAAAAGGTTCGTCGCAATGCCGCTCACCGGCGCATCGTCGAGGGTCACGCCAGACGCCCGGATGGTTGCACGCTGGAAGGCCGTAACAAGCAGAGCGGACAACTCATTACAGGAAGAGTCGATAAGGCGGTTGCGAACATCACTCGCACCTTCAAAGGGCCAAGCCGGGCTACCCTCGGGACGCGCAGTGCTGTGCTTCTTGCCGTCGTCGGTCTGTCCTGCCCAACGAGCAAAACGGATGTTATCGAACTTAGTCACCAAGTTACCCTGCGACGAGTTAATCATCGAGCGGTTGTACTCGCTCAACAACTCGCCAATGTCAGGCGTATCAGAAGCAATAGCTAAAGGGTCAACTGGTGAGATCATGTTAATAACTTCCTGTCATAGACATTCGTTTAGATTGCTTTTCCCAATCTAAGCCGCCAAAATAGGCTGGCTGCATGACAACCATATAGCCTAAAGCGTCGATAGGATCTTTACTAGCACCTTTTTGTCCATCTTGTCCAGTCCATTCCTTTAAACTATAAATTAAGTTCTGACAAGACTCATGTATCATTAGTTTTGGATGGTTTACACCCCTTTCCATTGGTTTTTCTCTATCCCACGACAAAAGATCATTGATTAATAGCACTCGCTCTTCAATTGGCAGGGCTGCGGCAGGGGTAAATATGAGCGGATTATCAGCCTGACTAAGCAGATCAAGCACGGTGACACCACCGTCTTTAGTGATCGTCTCAGTTCCAGCCGTTCTCGGGTCAATCCAACGGTCAACGATCATCTCACGCTTATCCCCGGCAGTCTCCAGGCTCCAGATAAGCTCGGTGTACTCGTTCACCCCACGGCCAGCACCGGCCTTCTGTGCTGGACCGGCTCGCCCGTCGGGCTTGTCACTAGGCAGCGCCCATTCACCGTAGCTTTGGTCTGGCCATTCACGGTAGACCCATAGTATACCGTGCTTATCTACTCTAGCCCAAAGCATAAACCAGTTACGCGCTCCTGCTGGATCGATAGCCATGTAATTGCTACCCTCTGGAATGACCTCTTCAGCGTCACCTTTCCACAAGTTGTGGTCACCAAACATTGGAAATTCTGAGCCAGCCGTCTGATCTGCCCAACCATAAGCGCGGATCTTGATGTCGTGGCTAGAGCGCCCCGAAAGCTCCTGTTTCATGCGCTCCCAGTTGTTATACGGGTTAAGCTCGGTATGATACCAGATGCAGGCGTGTCGTCCGTAGAGGTTCTCGGCTTGGTAGGGCATCTCACCCTTGGGGACGGTTAGAACATTGTTATTGGGTAATAATGGAGATTTGCGGCTAACGGTAACCTTGGCACTATTGATGTACTCCTTCACGACCTGGGTGTAACCTTGCACCGGCGTAAAGGTGACGATGAGCTTGCCGGAGCGGGTAACCAAACGGTAGCGAAGTGTCTCTAGCCAATTCTGCGGGACAAGTTCATCGCACCAGACGTAGTCCACCTCGCCACCTTCGACGACCTTGATGTCCTGGGCGTAGTTGAGGAACCAGATCTGGTTACCCATGTAGACCGCCGTATTGTCGCTGAACCCGTTCTTCTGGCTAAAGCTGATCTGCGTATGATTAGTGCGCTTAATGTTGCGTATCTCAGGCGGCAAGTACTTATAAAAGACGTTTTGCTGGGCGGAGACGCTGGTCATGTGGGTCGTGTGCAGGCACCAGATGCGGATGTTACGTTTACCGTGGCGCTCCTTTACCCAGTCAGGCGTTTGTCCGTTAAGGTCAGTACCGATGAAAGCTTGGGCCATACGCTTGGCGGCGTACTCAGTCTTGCCACTTCTGTTCCCACCAAGGACGACGATCTCGTTAAAGCGCCCCAAGAGCTTATCAGCATCCGGCCAGTGTGGTAGCTCATGGCCATACCGCATAGGATCGTTCAGTTCCGCCTTAATCTTGTTCTCCCGCATTAAGAACAGGTCGAGTACCTTCTCCGGGCCAATGTTCTCGATCATCTCCATCCTTTGCCGCTTATTCGGCGACGGAAGCGTCGGATGTTCCTCCAGCTTATAGGCTAAGACTTTCTCGATAATTTCTTGATTTTTTTCATCCATACACGTTGACGTTTTCACTACGATGCTCTATATTCCCTCTGTCGTCAAATAACGACCGTGTACCTTCTGCGCCACCTGAAACATCGGACGCACGAGCGACTAAATGGTTCCAGCTATTCCTCTTGAGCTGGATTAAACATCTGCTTCGGTCTCAAAGTTGCAGAGTACTAGCAGTCACGCCTACGAGAAGGGCAAGAGTTTCCCGAACGGGTAGCCATCACTCATGACTGTAATTGCGAAACGAACGACGACACTTATACGGATCGTTAATCTCATTTTTGTATAGTACTCCCCCAAGATAGGCAGTAATGCTGAGTCTTGGGGGTACTATGCTCACTCGCAACTCTCCTTGCCGGATTGTTTATCTCCTTCGGTGAGCAGCGTTAGCTGCGAGAGTGAGCATCTGGGCGAAGCCTAGTGCGAACGGCAACACGAAGCAAGAGTAAGAGAAAGTCACTAGAGAAGGGGAATATCACTAGAGAGTAAGAACTTG